GGGCCGAGCAGATCCTGACCTGGCTGCAGGTGAAGTGGGACAAGGGTGCTGACGGCAGCCACAAGCCAGACACGGCGCGGTATCATTGCGTTGACTGCGATGCAGCGTGGCGGGACGAGACCCGCTGGGCTGCGGTATCAAAAGGGCATTGGGTGGCAGAGCAGCCTTTCGCGGGCACGGCCGGGTTCCATCTCAACGAGATCTATTCGCCCTGGGTCCGGCTGGCGGCGATGGTTAAAACCTTCCTGTCAGCGCGGGCAGGTGGGGATGACATGATGAAGACCTTCATCAACACCTCGCTGGGCGAGACATGGATGGACAGCGGCGAAGCGCCGGATTGGCAGCGCCTGCAGGGGCAGAAGGAAGAATGGAAACCTGGCACGGTGCCTCCGGATGGATTGTTCCTGACTGCGGGTGCGGATGTGCAGAAGGACCGGATCGAGGTTGACGTCTGGGCATGGGGCAGGGGGCTGCAAAGCTGGCTCATTGATCACGTGGTGATTGAAGGCGGGCCTGGCGATCCTGCGTGCTGGCAAAAACTCAGCGATCTGCTGGGACGGACATGGCATCACGCCAGTGGCCAGCACCTCGCAATCGCGAAGCTGGCCATCGACACCGGCTATGAGACCAGCGCGGTTTATGCATGGGCGCGTCAGGTTGGCTTTGGTCAGGTGGCCCCGGTGAAAGGGCTTGAAGGGTTCAACCGCGCAAGTCCGGTGACGGGACCGACCTTTGTGGATGCCACAATCGGCGGCAAGCGTCTGCGGCGCGGTGCCCGGCTATGGTCTGTGGCAACCTCGACCTTCAAGGCTGAGACCTATCGCTTCCTGCGGCAGGACCGGCCAACCCCAGAGGAAATCGCATCATGTGCTTCGTTCCCGGCGGGAACGGTGCATTTGCCCAATTGGGCAGACAGCGAATGGCTCAAGCAGCTGACCGCGGAACAGCTGGTCACTGTGAAAAACAAGCGGGGATTTGCGAAGCTCGAATGGCAGAAGCTGCGCGAGCGCAATGAGGCGCTGGATTGTCGTGTTTATGCACGCGCGGCTGCGTGGATCGCCGGGGCAGACCGATGGTCGGAAGCGCGGTGGGCGGAGCTTGAGCGCCAGCTGGCGGTGGACGTCTCCGGCCAAGCGGGCGAGGCGGCGGTGAAACCAACACCACGCCCATCTGCCCGACGACGGACGATGCGATCAAATTACATGGGGTGAGCGATGGAAAATTTGGTATATTCGTGCTTGTGATCACGTTGACTGTCTGGTCTGCTCGTGAAGCATACGAAACGGAGGCGTTGCGATGGCTGCTGAACATGAACTCTTCACTCTTCCAGCGCGACGTGGACGTGCGTTGCGTCTCGGTGCAGGAGAGGCGATCCAGATCATCAACACGCATGGATCCCAAGTGGTTGATACATGGGCGTTCAATGCCAAAGACTTGACTGAATTTCTGTCGAATGAACACATGCGAGCGACGCAGGGCAAGCTATGGCCCGGCAAGGGCGACGCGCTGATCACGAACCGGCGTCGCGCGATCATGATGATTGAGGAGGACACATCGCCCGGGCAGCATGATACGCTGATCGCGGCCTGCGACGATTATCGCTACGGCCTACTTGGATGCAGGGAATACCACGACAACTGCACGGACAATCTGCATGCCGCCATGGAAGGGATCGGACTCAAGGCACCGGAGTGCCCGAGTCCGTTAAACCTCTGGATGAATATTCCTGTTGCAAAGGATGGCTCGACCAGTTGGGGCGAGCCTTTGTCAAAACCCGGGGATTACGTAATTTTGCGCGCACAAATGGACTGCATCGTAGCTATGTCAGCCTGTCCCCAAGACATGTTGCCGATCAATGGCGCTGACTGCGTGCCAACAGAGGCGCATTACCGTTTACTGCCTGTCTCAGCTTGATCCTCAATGCAGGCAGCATTTCTTGAACTTCTTGCCGCTGCCGCAGGGACAGGGATCGTTGCGGCCAAGTTTTTCAGGTATCTTTGTGGTGGCCTCTGTCGAGGGGGGCATGTGGAGGAGGTGTCTGGCCTTGTACCCTTTCAGTTCGGCGAAGAACGCATCAGAGTAGCCGTGCCATCTCGACAATTCGTCGATGGCGTCGGTGATCAAGGATTTCTGGTACCGGCGATTTGTCGGCACGCCGTCCGCATCTCGTGTGGCATCAAGATCTTGGAGGAAGTGGTCAAAATCGCAGTAATCATCCGGGATTAATCCTTTTTCGAAGGCCGTGCGCACGTCTTCGGTCATGTCTTCGAGCCCGAGATTGGCGACGGCGTCCATCCAGCCAATCAGTACCTCCTGGGCGGGTAAATCGGGTCGGCAGCTGAGAAAGGTCCGGACGTAGTCTTCGATCGTCGCGCGTTGATCAGGATACAGTTGCGCGATCTTCACGAGAGCGTTCATTAGTGCGCAGCGAGCGAATTCGTAGGCATCGGGGTCCTCGATGGCCTCGAACAGGGGCTGGAGATCGCCATCGAATGTCCCGGCCACCACGATAAAGCTCGTTTCCGTGACCGTGTCGCCAAGGAGATAATCGAGGGTCCTCTCTGGCTTGCGCAGCAATTGGAGCAATGGACGATAGGCACGCGGCTCACGAAACTCGCCCAGCATGTGAAAGACCGGGGTGAGAGCTGTTACATCGTCATCCGCCATCTCAATACGATCCTGATCTGCAAGGCGGGTTATGAGGTCAACGAAGATCGGGGCCATGGTTTCGTGATCGGTGCGGGCAGCAGCCATGGCTTCCTTTGGAAAAATGTCGGTGCGCGCAAGATCGCGCATGATTTCTTTTGGGGTCATCGTTTTGCTCTTGTTTGAGGTTCGTTTGTCTCATTGAAACATATCTACAAGTCAGGTCAATTCAGATGTCATCAATTACAGACCTGCGCGCACGGCGTGAGGCTCTTTCAACGCAGCGATCCTCCGGTGTGGCCCGCGTTAGTTACGACGGCAAGACCGTGGATTATCGCAGCGTTGCGGAGATCGACCGGGCCATTGAGGCGCTGGATCGCGAGATCGCCACCGTCGAGGGACGCCGTATCGTGCGCCATGTTCGCATCACCACATCCAAGGGTCTGTAATCCATGGGGCTGTTCGATCGGTTTCGCCGCGCCAACCCGGGCGGCCCGGCTGCCGTGCGGGCCCGCCTTGAAGGTGCGATGTCCAAACGCCGGTTGCGGGGCTGGAACCCGCCGCTGGAGAACATCAACTCGCTGGTGGCCTCAGGTGGCCCGCGCTTGCTGGCACGTGCGCGGGAACTGGTGGTTACAAATGGCTATGCGGGAAATGCCTGCGAGGCCTTTGCGTCAAATATTGTCGGCGACGGTATCAAGCCGTCCTCGCTGATCGAGGATGCTGGCCTGCGGGACCGCGTCCAGCGCCTATGGCTCGCCTGGACCGACGAGGCGGATGCCGACGGGCTGACCGATTTCTACGGTCTGCAGGCGATGGTTGCGCGCGAGATGTTTGTCGCGGGCGAGTGTTTTGTGCGGATGCGACCACGGCGAGCCGAGGATGGTCTGCTGGTCCCGCTGCAGATGCAACTGCTGCAATCGGAAATGCTGCCCTTTGAGAAAACCGAAACGGCCGCAAATGGCAACCGCATCCGCTGCGGCATAGAGTTCGACCTGATCGGGCGGCGCGTGGCGTATCATTTCCGCCGCAGCCATCCCGGTGACAGCACGGACCAGAGGGTGGCCATCCCCGAAACCGTGCGCGTGGCAGCCGAGGATGTGCTGCACATCTACCGGCCCATCGATGCGGGCCAAATCCGCGGCCTGCCGCATGTGGCCCCTGCCATGGTGCGGCTATTTCTGCTGGACCAGTACGACGACGCGGAACTGGACCGGAAGAAGACGGCTGCGATGTTCGCGGGCTTCATTACCAAGACCGCGCCGGAAGATCCGATGATGGGGGAGAGTGAGGCGGACCTCGATGGTGTGGCGATGGCCAGCCTCGAGCCGGGCACGATGCAGGTGCTGCTACCGGGTGAGGATGTGAAGTTTTCCAGCCCTGCTGATGTTGGCGGTGGCTATGAAGCGTTCCAGTATCGTACGCTGCTGGCGGTGTCGGCCTCATTGGGACTGCCGTATCATCTGGTCACCGGCGATGTTCGGCAGGCCAACTACTCATCTTTACGCGCCGAGCTGGTCGAATTCCGCCGCCGCGTGCAGCAGCTGCAACACGGGGTGATCTCGTATCAACTTTGCCGACCCATCTGGGTCCGCTGGCTGGAAACGGCACAACTGGCGGGCCGCTTGGACCTGCCTGATCCTGCGGTTGCGCGGATGGTCCAATGGATCCCGCCACGCTGGGATTGGGTCGATCCGCTCAAAGACATTCAGGCACAGGTGCTGGCGATGGAGGCCGGCATCACCTCGCGGCGCAAGGTGGTCGAGGCCACTGGCTATGATGTCGAAGAGGTCGACCGCGAAAACGCGGCTGATGCTGCGCGCACCAAGCAGCTGGGGCTCGTATACCGCACCAGCCCCGGTGAGACACAAGGTGCGCGTGCGACACCGAACCAGACGCCGAAAACAGATGACGAAGGCGACGGGTCCGCCGCTCAATCCGAACAGGAGTAACACCATGAACACTTGGTACACGATCCGCGCCCGGGCTTCGGGGGCGGAAGTGCTGATCTATGACGAAATCGGCGCCTACGGCGTCAGCGCGAAAGGCTTTTTGGCTGAGCTGGGCGCGCTGCCGGATGATGCGCCGATTGATCTGCGGCTGAACAGCCCGGGCGGGTCAGTTTTTGACGCGGTTGCAATCTTCAACGCACTGAGCCGTCATGCAGGCCGTATCACTGTCTGGATCGATGGCATCGCCGCCTCGGCCGCAAGCTACATCGCCATGGCGGGTGACGAGATCGTCATGCCGGAAAATGCCTTTATGATGATCCACGACC